GCGGCTGCCCTCTCGGCGGGGGTTAAGCTTATGTCGTGCTCCGCGTAGTAGGGGGCGCCGGTCAGGTACGCGCGATCCGGTGCGGTAGACACACGCGCTATGATGACCATGCAGCGCTCTTCGCGGTGGTCGACCTCGACGCCGTTTCCGCCCACGTGGGACAGCGTCTTGCCTACTGCCTTGACCAGGCGGCGCGCCGTGTCGGCGTCGATCTCGGTGCAGATGTGGGTGGGGCGGCTCTTGCCGCTGATGTCCTTATATGTGATGTGCAGATAGTAGGTTTTCATGGTGTTTCTCCTTATTGGTTTTTATTTCCAGTTATTTCCAGGGGCTGTTGCTCTTTACGTTTACTATTATACAACGATTAACCGTAAATGTCAATAGCAAAATCATGATTTTCCGTAAATCGGCACATTGCATAAATTCAAATGATATTTTTGTGCAGTATTTCAGGGGCTGATTTTCACGGCTCGCGCGGTCCCGACGGGCTCGCAGGCCGGGCGGCGGCGGGTACCCCGGGGGTGTATTTGCCGGGGTAGCGGCGCGGTTGACCCTCCCGACCAGAAAAAATCCAAAAAACGGGGAATCCGAACGCCCTACCTGTAGCAAGTTGGGTGGGAAAATAGGCAATCCAAACAGCCCATTTATTCAGAATGAAAAAAATTCAAAAAAATACGCGAACCCCCTTGACAATTAAACGTAGATGTGGTATAATGGTATCAGTGAGGGGGCAGAGAGCCCCACCGAGAAAGGTTAGACGCGCAGTGGCGCGGTCAGAAATGGGGAATCAGCTACAATGGAGAATCAGGTAAGCAAGGAGAAAATCACAAACGTGGTGGCGTACATCCGTGTCAGCACCGACGGGCAGGTCGGAGAGGATAAGTTCGGACTGGAATCGCAGCGCGAACAGATCATTGACTACTGCCGCAGGAATGACATGAACATCGTGAAATGGTACTCAGACGAGGGGGAGAGCGGCGCGAAGTACCGTCCGGGATTCGACGAGATCGTATACGGTGAAGTGAGCAATCCGCCGGTACAGGCGGTCGTCGTGGCGAAGTCAGACCGTGTGGCACGCGACATCAACATCTACTTTTACTATCAAGGGGCGCTTCTCCGCAAAGGGATTGAGCTTATCAGCATTTGCGAGGACTTCGGGCAGTTCGGCGTGTTCGCCGGGATGCTGAAGGCGTTCACGCTCACCTGCGCGGCAATGGAACGAGACAACATCAGCAAGCGGACCGGAGCCGGACGTGCTGTCAAGGCGTCGAGCGGCGGCTACAGCGGCGGACGTGCTCCGTACGGGTACAAAGTCAGAAATCACGCGCTCGAAATCTACGAGCCGGAGGCAGAGATTGTGCGTGAAGTATTCCACATGAAGGACGATCTCGGCGCGACATATCAGGGAATCTGCGCGAAGCTGAACGGCGACGGGAAGGTGAACCGTAGCGGTTCGAAGTTCTCTATCAGCTCGATTCAGTCGATATACGAGAACAGGAAAACATATCAGGGGTACTACAAGTACGGCAGTATGAAAGACTACGTTCCCGGAGCGCACGAGCCGATACTGAAATAATTCCAACAACACCACAATAAGATTTAATCAAGCTCCAACAAACCGTAACACCGTAACACAATAACACGTGTAACAGACCGCTTAGTTTGAACTTAGTTTCAAGTTAGTTTTAACTTAGTTATAAACAATGCGCAAACAAGGTGTAAACGGCGGCGCAAGTACGCAAGTTGCCGCGAACTTAACGCTGATTCAACGCTGACTTAACGCTGATTCAGTGTTAGGGCTTCGACCACAACAGGACTGTTCCCGAAAAGGAAAGACAGCGAACAGATACTGCAAACGTTCACTTGACCGCATGAAGCGGTCACGGAATAGCAAACACATCCCGCACCGGCATCCCGCCGCGGCGGAGTACCGAACCCCTATACTTAGAGCGCCCAGAGCGCCATTTCTTGAAGGAGAGTGGCGTCATAGGCGCTTTTTCGTGTGAAGATACTGGAAAGAAGAAATCAAAAAAGGTAAAGAATGGGAACAAAACGGTTCTTCCCGGATTTGAGAACTGGAACGACCGGCTGCCGGAGTGCGTCGTGCTGTGCGAGGCTGTCGCGGCGTACGGAACGGACAGTCTGTCGGTCGCGAAAGACTACTTCGACGCGCTGAGGGGGCTCGCGCAGGACAATTCGGCAGAATCATACGAGGAGGAGCTTGCCTACATGGTGGCGAAAGGGAAAGAATTCTTCGACGTCGTGAACCGTATGCTCGCGAGGTCAGCCGCCGCGAAGACAGCCGCCGCTCCGGAATGGTACGAGCTGAAACGGAAAGTCTGCCTGCTGCTCGCGCCGCACTCGTTCGACCACTATATGCAGTACGTCGAATGGAACAGAGAGCCGTCGCGGAAGTTCTGGGTACCGAGAAGAAGCGTTCTGATGGGGCTGTGCAATGATCTGCAAGACCTCGAGGAGCATCGGATTAAATTCCTCGGGGTGAGTATGCCGCCTCGTGTCGGAAAATCCACGATTTGTATATTTTTCCTGACCTGGCACATGGGGCGGCATCCGGACGACGCGTCCGCTATGGGCGGGCACTCCGACACACTCGTGAATGGGTTCTACGGCGAGCTGAACGCGGTGCTCGATCCGGACGGCGAATACCTCTGGCACGACGTGTTCCCGCACGCACAGATCGAAAGCCGGTCGGCAAAGTACCTGCAAATCAACCTCAACCACCCGAAGCGCTTCCCGACAATGACCTGCCGGTCGGCGGAAGGTACATGGACGGGCGCTATCGACATCTCGCGCGACGGTATCCTCTATGTCGACGACCTGATAAAGGACCTCGAGGAGTCACTGTCTCCCTCCCGTCTCGACGCGAAGTACAACATCTACCTGAACCAGATGAAAGACCGTATGAAGGATGGCGCACTACAGCTGATGGTTGGTACGCGCTGGAACGTGATGGATCCTCTCGGGCGCGTCCGCGAACAGTACAGAGACAATCCCGAATACCGCTTCACCGTCATTCCCGCGCTCGACGCGAACGGAGAGTCGAATTTCCAGTACGAATACGGCGTCGGGTTCTCGACCGAATATTACCGCGACATGAAAGCATCGATCGACGACTGCACATGGTGTGCGAAGTACCAGGGCGCTCCGTACATCCGCCAGGGACTCGTCTTCCCGCCGGATTCCCTGCTCCGCTACAACGGTGTCCTGCCGGGCGGATCGCCGGAACGCATTATCGCCGCGTGCGACGTCGCGTGGGGCGGAGAAGACTACTTGTCCATGCCTATCGTCTATGTGTACGGAGACGGCTCAATGTACTGTGTCGATGTGGTGTTCTCGAACGCGAACAAGGTATTCACACAGCCCGAAGTGGTCGGCAAGCTGCTTATCCACCGCCCGCATCAGGTACAGTTCGAGGCGAACAACGGCGGAACCGAATACGCGCAGGCAATCGACGAAATGCTCCGCGCGAAAGGCTGCTCGCTCAACATCTCGACGCGCCGCGCGCCCGGCAACGCCTCAAAGCTCTCCCGCATCATCCAGTACGCGCCGGACATCTCGAAGATTCACTTCCTCGACTTCGACCACTCGACGCCGGAATACCGTTCGTTCATCGAATGGCTCTGCTCCTTCGTCTCGCTCGGCAAGAATGTCCACGACGACGCGCCCGACTCGCTCGCACAGCTCATGGACCTCGCCACCGGAAACTGGGGCATCGTCTCTGTGCAGAAACGGGTATTCTGACACGTATGACGGAATTTCGCCTTCCATGACGGAATTTCGTAATAAAGCAACAAGTTTATCCGGAACACTTGACAAAAATTCGTTTAAGGTGTATAATATTACATGACGGGCGACCCCTTTCCCCTTCCGCCTGTCTGCCATGCTCCGCACCGTTTGCGGATATGGTTTTCTCCTCCGCCCCGACGCTGTTTTTAACCTTTCTCACGTCGGGGCGAATTTTCAAAGAACTGGTGGTGAAAGAATGGCGGAACCAAAAGTCGAAGGGTACGCGGACGACGGAACGCCCATATTCGGCGCGGCAGACCTCCCCGACGTCTCTCCGGTGCTGACCGGGCGACACGTCATCTACACTGACGCGGAAACGGTCGACGCGGAGAACGTCGTACAGGTGCTGAACAAGGTCCTTCCGACCTTTCACCGGAACCAGAGCGACATAAATTATCTCTACGGCTACTACAAGGGCAGACAGCCCATCCTCAACCGCATCAAGGAAGTACGACCGGAGATCAACAACAAAATCGTCGAAAACCACGCGTGGGAAATCGTCTCCTTCAAGGTCGCGTACCTCCTCGGAGCGCCCATCGCGTACACGCGCCGGAAAATCCGGAGCGGAGAGGCCCGCATGACCATGACCCCCGACGAGATCACCGCCGCGCAGACGCGCGATCCGGTGTCCGAAAAGGTCGGGCGGCTCAACGAAATCATGCACGTCCTCGACAAGGAAGCTATCGACCACGACATAGCCGAGTGGAACCACATCTGCGGAACCGCGTTCCGATATGTCATCGGCAGCCTCGAAAACGACGAAAAAATCGAAATCGGCAGTCTCGACCCGAGACGGACCGGCGTCGTCTACTCAAAAGAGCTCGGCGCGAAGCCGGTCATGGCGTTCCAGGAGACGCTCAGGGACAATCAGCAGACAATCTACACCGTCTGGACTGATACAATGCAGTTCGAGATCGTGAACAACACAATCACGTCCTCGAGGCTCCACGGCATCGGGGCGGTCCCGATCATCGAATACCCGCTCAACAACGCGCGGCTCGGCTCATTCGAAGTCGTTCTCGAAGTCCTCGACGGCATCAACAAACTGTCCTCGAACCGGCTCGACGGCACGGAACAGTTCGTCCAGAGTTTCATTAAATTCGTCAACTGCCAGATTGATCCCGAGAAGTATAAAGAGTTCCGGCAGGAAGGCGCTATCGTCATCAAGTCGGACAACTCGAACCCCTCGGACGTCGACATCATCTCGTCCGAACTCGACCAGTCACAAACTCAGGTCGAAATCGACCACCTCTATCAGCAAGCCCTCACAATCTGCGGTATGCCGGACAGAAACGGCGCGAACCGCACGACCGGAGACACCGGCAACGCCGTACTGCTCCGCGACGGATGGGCAATGGCGGAAAGCTGCGCCAGAGACACCGTTATGCAGTGGGAACGAAGCGAAAAACAGTTCCTCCGCATCGCGCTGTCGCTTCTCAAAACATACGGCAAGCTCGACCTCGGGCTCGCCGACATCGACATCCGGTTCACGAAGGGCAACACTGAGAATATGCTCGTCAAAACGCAGGCTCTCATGAACCTTCTCGACGCCGGAGTACACCCCGAAATCGCGTTCGGCATACCTCACCTGTTCGACGATCCGAACCAGGCGTATATCGACTCGATCCCATACCTCGCCGCGCGGCTCCAACTCCTCGAGAGCACCGCGCGGGACAAGTCAGGGCAGGACAAGCCCGGAGGCGGAAGCAATGACGGAAACAAAGAAAGTTCCGGCGGCGGAAGCTCCGGAACTGATTAAAGTGCGCTGCCCGCACTGCGGAAGGCTCCTCGGAGCAATAAGCGGTGTGGCGGAGATAAAGTGTCGCGGCTGCGGAACGACGGTCAGAGCCCACACAGAAGGCTCACACGCCGTCATACGCACGGTCGCGTCATAAGCGGGAACACCCCGCACTACAACACAGAGCGCCAAGAGCGCCAGATATCTACAGGTTTTTACACAGCCTGTCGGTTCTGGCGCTCTTTTTGATTTTCAAACCTCTTCTCTGGGGCGACGCTACTTTTAATTTATTAAACAATGGACAGAGAAGTCCTAAAAACGCAGATTTACGGCGGAGAGAACCGCCTCACCAAACGCAGAAAGGGATTATCACATGGAACTCAGAGATTTACTCGGCGAAGACTACCGCGAAGGGATGACCGCGGAAGAGATCGCGACCGCGCTCTCGACCAAAAACTTCGTGAACAAGGAGGCCTTCGACAAAACCGCGTCCGACCTCGCCAAAGCGAAGAAGGACATGAAGACCAATGAAGGCACCCTGACCGAACGCCTCGAAGCGCAGAGACAGCAGATCGAGCAGCTCACCGTCAAGGCGAACCGGCAGGAAGCGGCAAGCATCCTCGCGGGGAACGGCATGGCGAAGGAAGCCTACGACACTTTCCTCGACGGCATCGTGACCACCGACGCGGAGCAGACCACCGCGGTTGCCACGGCTATCGCGGCGGCGTTCAAGGCTTATGGAGAAGCCACCGCGAACAAGGTCAAGGGCGAACTCGCCGCGGGTGTCAAAGCCCCCTCACAGGCTCCGGCGGAAACTGCCATGACCAAAGAAGCCTTCGGCAAGCTCACTTTCGCCGAACAGGTTCAGTTCAAGAACGATAATCCGACCGAATACGCCGCGTTATTCCCGAAAGCCTGACACGGCACCACCACATTTTTCGAAAGGATGATTAAAAACAATGGCAAAGACCTACCTCAACTACCCGTTTGACGACGATCTCTTCATTGCCCGCTGGCTTGCAGAGCCCGACTCCGAAAAGACCGCGCTCCTCGATTCCGGCGTAATGGTTGAAGATCCGGTGCTCGCCTCGAGACTCATATCCTCCGGCAACTACGGCACCATTCCGTTCTACAAGACCCTCACCGGCACTCCCGTGAACCACGACGGTCAGACCGACATCACCTCGACCGAGACCCAGGCGGATCAGCAGAATTACGTCGCGTATGGCCGCGACGTCGCATGGACCGCGCGTGACTTCGTCGGCGAGCTTTCCGGCGCAGACCCGATGGGCCACATCATCTCGTCCACCGCGAAATTCTGGGCGAAGTACCGCCAGAAGAAGATTATCGCCATCCTCGGCGCAATCTTCGGCATCACCGGCAACGCCGCGTGGACCGCTCACACCGTCGACGTCGGCTCCGCGACCGCGACCGCGAGAAAGATCAACGAGACCGACCTCAACGACCTTGCGACCGATACCCTCGGCGACAACAAGGACGCGTACAAGCTCGCTATCATGCACTCCTCCGTCGCCCGCACCCTCGAAAACCTCCAGGTTCTCGATTACTGGAAGCAGACCGACGCGAACGGCATCCAGAGAAACCTCGGTCTCGCGTCCGTGAACGGCTATACCGTCATCATCGACGACGGCGTTCCGGTCACCGCTGTCGGAGGTTCTGAGGCGAACAAGGACCTCAAGAAATACACCACCTACCTCCTCGGCACCGGCGTTCTCCGCCACTGCTGGGCAAGACAGGACGTGCCGGTCGAGACTTTCCGCGAACCGACGAAGAACAACGGTCAGGACACTCTCATCACCAGAATCCGCGAGTGCATCCACCCGAACGGTTTCTCCTTCAAGCTGCCCTCCACCGGCTGGACGAACTCCCCCACCGACGAGCAGCTCGAGGCGTCCGCAAACTGGGCTCTTAAGTTCGCTCCGAAGGAAATCCCGATCGCGCGCCTCCTCACGAACGGCTAAACCATGACCGCAGACGAGAAGCTTATCCGGCTGAAACGGATGATGCGGCTTCCCGACACGGACGACGACACGCTCTCGGCGTTCCTCGACTTCACAAGAGACGAAATTCTCTCGTGGAGATACGGGGCGACCGGGAACATACCGGACGACGTGACCGACGTGCCGCAGGAATACGAAAGCGTCCAGTTGAACGCCGTCATGATCGGCTTCTCGCAGATCGGCGGCGAAGGTGAGACCGCGCACAACGAAAACGGAATATCAAGGCAGTTCGGGTATTCGTCCTGCCTCGAATACATCCATAAAAACGTAATGCCGTATGTCGGGGTGATATCATGAGAACCCTCGCGAAGAACCGGATTCCGTACTGGTACGCCCTGTTCGCGGGCACTCAGGACGTCACCGACGAAAACGGCAATTACACAGGCGAGCAGGAAGTCATCTACACCGAGCCCATAAAGGCGTGGGGCAATATCTCCGCTGCCAAAGGCGATTCTTACGCCGCCGGATTCGGAACGATGATCGACTACGATAAAGTGCTTTGTACCGAGACCACGGAGCTTGACGAGAACTCGGTTGTCTGGCTCGACGCAGAGCCGACCGCCCCGTACAACTACCGCGTCAGGCGCGTGTCGAAGTCGATAAACGGAACGCTCGTCGCACTGAAACAAGTCGACGTAGGAACGTAGCGAAGGAGATTGCCATGCAGAAACGCATAACCGTCCGGCTGTCGCCCGGCAGCGTCAAGTCCGCTCTCGATGAGGTCGCATCCCTCATGTCAGCCAACCGGGACCGGCTCGACGACGCCGCGCGCGATATCGCCGAACGGATATGCGAAAAAGCGCAGGCGAACTTCGACGCCGCGTGGTACGACAGCCTCGCGAGAGGTGTCAGAGGCGAAGCCGACGTGAAATGCCGGGTGGAAAAGACCGGCACCGGCTACAAAGTCGTCGCCGAAGGACCCGAGGTGACGTTCATCGAGTTCGGGGCAGGAATCTATTACAATCCCCCCGCCGGAGCGTCCCCTCACCCGAAAGGCGCCGAACTCGGATTCGTTATCGGCGGATATGGCAAGGGGCAGGGAAATCAGAAGGCGTGGGGCTACTACGCCGAAGACGGCAACCTCGTCATCACGCACGGAACTGCGGCGCAAATGCCGCTGTACAGAGCTTTTGAAGAAGTATTACAGGAGATGAAGAGATGATCGATTTTGAAAACACATTCGTCGACGCTGTGCGAACGGCTGTCACGAAGAAGTTCCAGAAAGCAACGGTTGTCTCCGAATTTGTCCCGAAGCCGTCCTCCTTCCCTCATGTGTACATCCGCGAAACCGATAACGCCTCCGAGGCGCTCTCCTTCCGTGTGACCGGCGGAGAGACCAACGCGCGGCTTTCCTATACCGTCGACGTGTTTTCAAACAAGAAAAGCGGGAAAAAGAGTGAATGCAAGGCGGTCATGGCCGCGGTCGACGAGACCATGCAGGGCTATCACTTCCAGCGCACATTCTGCAACCCCTTCCCGAACGAAAACGACGCGTCCATCTACAGGATGGTCGCGAGATATTCAAAACTTCAATCAACCAAAATGGAGGTATGATAAATGACCACCAACGGTATTAAATTCTACTACGCCCCCGAAGCTACCGCGGGCACTCAGCCCACCACCGGCTGGATAGAAATTCCGAACGTCGTCAGCTGGGGCGAAATCGGCTCGACTCCCGATACCATAGAAATCACGCCGGTCTCCGAGACCTCATTCAAGCGCTATGAGCAGGGACTGTCCGACACCGGCAGCGTAGACGTCACCGGCAACTGGGCTTCTGATTTCATCGACGCGTGGGAGACCATGCGAGAAGCCATGGCGACCGCGGCGGCGGCAGGCAAGACACTCTGGTTCACCCAGGTCATCCCGAACTACGAAAAGAGCTTCTACTACTCCGGCTCGCCCTCGATGCTCAGATTCCCCGAGGTCACCTCGAACTCGGCGTTCCAGGTATCCGGCACCATCACCGTAAACAAAGTCACCGGTCTCGCGGCAAAGCCCACTATCGGCGGCTGATAAACTCAAGGAGATAAACCATGATAATCAACGGCAAGGAAATAACGGCTAAACCCATCGACTTCAACGCCACAATCGAACTCAACGATCTCGGCGGAGATATCTACTCCTTCGGCACAAAGCCCCTCGCGGCGCTCAGAGCCTATCTCGCGTACTGCGCGGGCATAGACGCCGAAGCGGCTGGACGTGAAATCGAATCCCACATCGTAGGGGGCGGCGACCTCTCCGACCTCTCGGCGGCATTCATGAAGGCGTGCGACGACAGCGCTTTTTTCAACGCGATGATCGCGAAGGCGAAGGCAGCAGACAAGAAACAGGCAAAGAACACCTGAATCTGAGCGCCGCCGAAACGATATACGAAAACTGGCTTCCTGCGGCTTACAGGATCGGGCTTGACCTTACCACATTCTGGCGGCTCAATCCGCACCGCATGAAGCCTTTTCTCGATATATACGAGCAAAACCAGCGTGAAGAACGCGATCGGATGAACTTTCACGCGTATATGACCGGCATATATGTCCGGGACGCCATCGGCGCGTGCTTCTCGAAGAACGGGAAGTACCCGGATAAGCCATATGACCTGCGGAGTCAGGAGGAAAAAGCGTCCGCCATTTCCCCCGAGGAATACGCACGGAGAATGATCCTCATGCAGGAATATCAGGATAAAGAAAGAAAATTACAGGAAAGGTTCGGAGGAGGTGAATTGAATGGCAGATAACGAAGTGCAGATAGACAGTCTGTCTGTCGCAATAGAGCACAGCGCGGGCACGGCGTCGAAAGACCTCTCGAGCCTCGCGTCCGGGCTTCGGAAGCTGCAAAAGAGCGTCGCGGGGCTGAATCTGAACAACGCGATTATACAATTCGGCTCGCTTTCGACGGCAATAGGCGGGATCGGGAACAACGCCGACAAAATCACGGCTCTCGCTTCGTCATTGCTCGACCTCAAGTCGGTCGGAAAAGTCAGCGCCGCTGTGCCGAAAGCGCTCTCGAACCAGATCACCGCCCTTGATGCCGCACTGAGCGGCGTCACCGAGTCGGATGTAAAGCGGATATCGTCACTGGCATCCGCCCTGACCCAACTCAGCGGCGCGAAAATGCCGCAAATCTCAGCGTCTATCGGGCATCAACTCAAAAGCATCGGAGAAGCGGCGAAGAACTTGCAAGGCGTCAACCTTGCACGCTTCAAAGACCTTGCGACCGCATTGCAGCCGCTGTCAGCTCTCACCCCCGCGCACCTCACCTCATTTATAAATCAGCTCGGTAAATTCACTCAGCTGTCGAAGGATCTTGAAGCCGTCGACATGGACAAGTTTGCCTCGACGATTGAAAGGCTCACGGCGGCAATGGCTCCGCTCGCGACCGAGATGGACAAAATTGCCCGCGGATTCTCAGCGTTCCCGCAGAGGATTCAGACCTTCATTAAAAATAATGAAGCGTCAACCAAGAGCGTAAAGAAAGCCGAACCGACATGGCAGAAATTCTTTGAGACCATATCAAAGGGCAGTAAAAAGAGCTCGTCCGGGCTGACGAACTTTGCAAAACAGCTATTTTCGATTGCCACAATCAAAAAAGTCTGGCTGAAAGCTACGGATTCTCTTGAATCCGCCAACGAGTACATCGAAGCCCTGAACCTGTTCTACGTCTCAATGGGCAGCTACGCCGAAAAGGCACAGGACTATGCTAACCTCGTCGGCGACAGCTACAGCGTCGATCCCGGCGAGTTCATGCGTATGCAAGCGATCTTCATGGACATCTCGAAGTCCTTCGGCGCGGCAAGCGGCACGGCGTATACCATGTCGAAGGCGCTCACGCAGCTTACTTACGATATATCATCGCTCTACAATCTCAAAGTTGACGAGTCACTGAACAAGGTCCGGTCGGCTCTGGTCGGCGAGATTGAGCCAATCCGCGCGCTCGGTAAGGACCTGTCCGTCGCGAACCTCAAGCTCCTCGCGACCGAACTCGGCATCACCGCGAACGTCGACGCGATGAACCAGTCCGAAAAGGCAATGCTCCGCACGATCTCCCTGCTCAGGCAGTCGAAATCGGCTATGGGCGATATGGCGAGAACGCTCGAGCAGCCCGCGAACCAGTTCAGAATCCTCAAAGCGCAGCTGACGCTGCTCTCACGCGCGATAGGCGACCTCTTCCTGCCGCTTGTGCAGAAGGTTCTGCCGTACATGACCGCGTTTATCAAGGTCTCGCAGCGCATCGTCATGGCGTTCGCCGAACTCGCGGGCTTCAAACTGCCGAAATTCGACTACGCGGACACCATCGTCGGTGGGAACGAAGATATCGCCGACTCCGCGGATAGCGCCGCGAAGAGCATGAAAAAGCTCTATCAGCTCTCCTTCGATGAGCTGAACATTCTCGGCTCACAGAACACCGGCTCGTCCGGGAGCGGGGCAAGCGCCGCTGATATCGCGAAGCTCGAAGCGGAGCTGAACCGGCTCGCGAAACTCGAGGACGATATGTTCTCAAAGAACCTCGGCGAGACGACCGATAAGATCGCGGAGCAGATCGAGAACTGGCTGACAAAGGGCGAAGGAATACAAAGCTGGGCGAAAGACATCTGGGATTATTTCAGCAAAATAAAAGACGCCGCGAAAGAAATTGCCGATAAGCTCGGACTGTGGAAAATCCCTCAGAAAATATGGGATTTCTTCAAATTCGCAGTATTCAAAATTACCGGAATAGACCTTGACTTCGGAGCGTCGCGCCTTAGAAACATGAGCGGTAAGGATACGCTTATGGGCGCAGTCAGTGGAGGAATAGCAGCGTTACTTGGACTTAAGGCGCTGGGCTTGCTCTCGCTCAGCAGCGGCAACGGATTTTTAGGCAGTGTCCCGATGCTCCTACTCAGCATAGCCGCCCTGTCAATAACAACGGCGGCAATCGGGAGTACACCTAACGTTACCGGCGCTCAGACACTTCTCGGAGCCGCGAAGACTGGCATTGTGGCACTGCTCGGCGGTGCTACCATATCCCGATTTTTCCTCGGGGCGGAAGGCTTTCAGGTATTCGGGCTCCCGCTCACGCTCGGAATTTCCGGTCTTACAATGTCGGCGGTCGGAATATTCGAACTCGGAAACGACACCGGCGCGGATGACCTTGCCGGGGCAATAAAACTCGGTATAGGTTCACTGCTCAACACTGCGGCGGCGACTCTTGCCGGCGTGAAAGTTGCAAAAATGGTCGGAGCCGGCGCGGCAGCAGGAACGGCAGGGCTTTTCGCAGGCGCGCTATCGATCATTATAGGCGCGACCATCGGCGCCGTGGTATTCCCCGATGAATGCCGAAAAGCGTTCGAAACGGTATCCGAAGCGCTCGGGCACAGTATCAAGAACGTCACAAACAGCCTCAAAGACACTATCGACAAGGCGGTTGACCTCGGCTCGTTCGACTTCAAAGCGCAGTTCGGCATTGACGAAAACACCTTCAAAGTCATATCAACCTTCGGCGACCCGAAACTCGCCGCGCAGCTGAACGAAATCACCAGTGTCGCCAAGCAGAACGTCAAGACTACCTCAACCGAACTTGATAATCTGAACCGTCAATTCTATTCCAGCTCTACGATCGCCAACCAGAATTCACAATCAATCGTCAACAACACGACGGAAACCATCAAGAACGGCATCAATGACGTTACGAAGACCGGCATTTACAAGCCGCTCTATGGCATGATGGATAAAGTCGGGAATGAACTGGGGCAGAAGGGCAAGTCGGCGGGTGAAAACGTCGCGAAGGGCTTCGTCGCCGGAGTTGACTACAACGCCGATTACGTCGCCAAAGGTATGATCGGCATGGCGAACAAAGCTATGGTTCAGTTCACCGACAGCCTCGGCATCCACTCACCGTCGACCGTCTTTGAAGGCTACGGCATCAACGTTGACATTGGATTCGCGAACGGCGTCACGCTCGGACTCCCCAACGTCAAGGACGCCTTCGGGAACGTCTGGACGTCTATCCGCGTGGACTTCTCAGCCTTCGCGAACAGCCTGCTCGCGTCGGCGCGCACCTTTATCAGGCAGCTGAATCAGGTGCTCTCGTCAGCGTCTTTCAGCAGCGGCGGCGCGGCGCAATCCCTCATCGGCAAAACGCCGCGCATGGTCCCCGCCTTCGCGACCGGCGGATTCCCCGAGGACGGAATGTTCTACGCGAACTCAGGCGAGCTCGTCGGGCGCTTTGCGAACGGGCGGACTGCCGTCGCGAATAACGCGCAGATAATCGAAGGCATCGAGAACGCCGTCTACCGCGCGATGACAGCCGCACAGCGCGGCTCGGGGCGCGGGGGCAAGATAGAACTCGTCCTCGACAAGCAAGTCGTCGGACGCGTCTTCGGAGACGCCATAGACTCCGAAAAGAGACGCTCCGGCGCGAACACCAAAATCACATTCACGAACGGAGGGACGCGGTAATGTTCAAAGTCGACGGAACCGAATACGGCGGTATCGTTACCGCGCTGACGCGAAATTTCGAAGTTGTCGACGGCGATAACGCCGGGCGCACACTCGATGGCGTCATGCACCGCGACCTCATTGGAACCTATTACAACTACTCCATCACGATCAACACCGACCGTATGTCCCAGACGGAGTACAACGCTCTCTACAAAACGATTTCCGCGCCGGTCGCAAGTCACGATATCGTCGTCCCGTTCGGCAACGAAACGCTCTCATTCAAGGCGTATGTCTCGCGCGGCAGCGACGATCTCCTCCGGCAGTACTCCGAGACGAACCGGTATTGGGGCAACCTCTCCTTCGACTTTATCGCGATGGAGCCGCAAAGGAGCGCCGAATGAAGCTCAAAGTATCCTACGCCGACGTCGCTGTCGGGGCGAAAGAAAACTTCGCCCCCTCCGCGACCGGGCAGACCAGCAACTCGACTCCGGCACTGCTGCAAGGGCAGCAGACCCCGATGTACGCGAATCCGTGCGAGATATACTCCGTCCTGCTCGACGGTTCTCTCGCGGTTCCGCCGGACGATCCGAAATACGCCCTCGTGTCGGACAGCCTGTCGAGCGCGACCGACGGCAGCTTCGAAACTCCGCTCGTCCTCACGCTCACCGCGACCGGGCAGTACACCTCGCAAGGAATCACGCTCGTTTTTGATGAGACCTCCAACCGGTACGCGACGGCGGTCAACATCAAATGGTATCGCGGCAGCACCCTGCTGTCCGACAAGAGCTTCACACCGGACAAGCCGAACTTCTTCTGCGCGAACAAAATCGAAAACTACAACAAGCTGATAATCTCCTTCTCGAAGATGAATATGCCGCGCAACCGGCTGTATCTCACGGACATCCTCTACGGCACCGTCCGCAACTTCGGGAAAGACGAAATCGAAAACTTCTCCCTGCTTCAGGAAATCGAGCCGGTATCCGAAACTGTCTCAATCAACACCGTGGGCTTCACCCTTAAAAAGCAGAGCGACGTTGACTTCATCTTTCAGGAAAAGCAGCCCGTTTACACATATTTCGACGACACGCTCGTGCAGACGACTTTCATCACGCATTACGAGCGAAATTCCGACAAGACCTATGATATCGAGACGGAAGACTACGTTTCGATCCTCGACGACTCCCCGTTCGGCGGCGGCATCTATTCCGGGAAGAACGCGGCGGCGCTCATCGGCGAAATGCTCTCCCCGCTCAAAGTCGAATACGAAATCGCGGGCAGTCTGCAAAACGCGACACTCACCGGATACCTCGCGATATCCTCCTGCCGTGAAGCCCTGAACCAGATCGCCTTCGCCCTCGGCGCAGTGGTGGATACGAGCTATTCGGACAAAGTGAAGCTGTACAAGCTGCCCGACACCGTCGCGGGCACGCTGAACGCCTCGAACACCTTCACCGGGCAGACGACCACCTTCCGCGACAAGCTCACCGAACTGCGGCTCACCGCGTACTCCTACGTCGCCGGAACAACCGACTACACCGCGTATAAAGCGGCGGACAGCGGAACCGGAACCGGCATCACCGTAGCCTTCCCCGAGCCGCTCCACTCCCTGTCCATCATGAACGGCACGATAGTCTCCCAGACTGTCAACCAAGCCGTCATCAACGCGAACGCGAACTGCGTCCTGACCGGCAAGAAATACGACAAAACCCAGACCATCATCACGAAGCGGAATCCGCTCATCCTCGCCGGGGACAAAGAGAACGTAGTCGAGCTCAAAGACTTCACCCTCGTGAACCGGACAAACGCCGACGAACTCGCCACAGCGGCGTACAACTACTACTCTGCCCGCCGCGAAATATCTGAAAAGATACTCACCGGCAATCTCAAAGTCGGCGACAAAGTGACGCAGGAATACGATTACATGGATGACGTGACCGGACGCATCGTCAGCATGAAACACACCGTCTCCGGAACCGCAAAAGTCGCGGAGGTGATCATCAAATGAGCCTTGACACAGCGAATCTCAATTTAATCTACGACCGCACGGAAAGCGATGAAACCGCGTCCGCCTCGATACGGAAATCCTACCAGACACTCGGCAACTGGTCAGGGCTGACCGACGCCGAAAGAGCACAACTCGAGCGCGGAACGCTCACCTACAACACCCTCAACCGCGTCGAGTCCGCGGTCAAACTCCTCGCAGCCGCGCTGACGTCGGCGGGGTATCCGGTAGAGGTGACGCCGGTGCTTAAGGGAAGCAAAGCGGAAGACCACGAGTGGCAGGAAGGCGATATTGTCCGGCGGGCGCAATGGTCGACATATCTTGACAATGTGCAGCGACTCCGGGACGCGTACTACACACTGGCGGAGACCGGACAGCTACCCGCGCCGGAGGACAAGCTCAGCTACGTCGGTGCGAATACTATCGAAAAAGTCCTCGCGGATATTGACCTGCTTATCGACTGCATGAAATCGAGCTATCGACGGTGTGGGACTTTCCGCGCCGGGAACAACGCGGCGCATCTGCCGCTGAAAGGAAGTATCTAAAATGCCGGTATACAACGCACCGGAAATCAAAGACCGCGTCGCGACCGGTGACGATCTCTACACGATCACCGACGTCGGCGGGAAGAAAAAACTCACCCCGTCGCCGACCGAAGTCGCCGAGCCGGGAACGCCGATAAACAAAGCGCTGTTGCAGGGCATTGTGGACGCACTGCAAGCCATCACGGGGTCTTTCGTTCCATACGACCTATACTGGTGGAGGCGCAGACCGTCCGCCAACAGCTATGTTGAGACACAGCAGACTGCGTTCGTCAGCAGCAACTCCACCACCGACTACGGCGGCTCGATCATCCCGTTCTTTTATCACGGCGAAAACGCGGATTTCAACTCATCGGTGTCTTTCCAGACCGCGTCATCGATCACAATAAATCAGTCGAACGGCGCGGTTTCGCTTAAAAACCCGACCTCGCGAACCGTTAAATATGCCGATTACGACGCAACGGCGCTCAACAATATGTGCGCTGGAAAGTATATAAAGTTCACGTCCGATTACACCGGGGTAAGTCGGGATGAAATCCTGTACGTCCCATCGGAGGCATATATCCGCTCATACTCAGTCGCGTCGTCGGCCACATCGCCGACACGTGGCTATATCGGATATCTTTCGCCGACCGGGAACTGGGGCGGCTGGGGCCCGGGCACGGATGTAAAACTCATCGGCTCGGTGAAGCAGACCGCGATCGGCGACTGGGAGCTCATTTCATCCGACGCTTCCGACACATATCCGCACAGCGGTGCGTCCGGCGGCTATGAGTACGCGTATTTCGGCAAGGTTTCTGACGCGGCTTTAAGCAGGTTTGCACCATCACTCAAAACCGTAAACATCACCTCCGCGTCATACAGCTCGAACAGTTTCACGGTCGACTTGCCAGGAAGCGTGTGCTTGTTTTGGTGCGACGCCGAGACCGCCTCGGACAGCGGCGTGCCATTCGGCGCCATCGTAGATGACACTTTTGTCTACATGGTGACAACCGCCGTTTCTTACAGCAGTAATTACGGAGCGACATATGGAAAATTGCCACAGTCCGGCTCCGTGGCTCAGTGGAAATATTACCAATATGGCGAAGAAACGCAATATAAGCTTTGCAAGGCAAAAAGCGGCAGACTCTATTTCGGCACAGCCAACGGCAATACATATAACGAGGCGTGCACGCTTTATTTGCTCCCGATAATTCCGAGGTGAAAAAACATGACCTATCAACTCTGGGATAAAATATCCCCGATCTACGACATCACCGCCGAACAGGCGATGATAAATAACCCACTCTACGGCAGCGAAAACAGCTACCTTATCCTCCGCGACGACGGCTCAATCCTCGACATCTTGCCAATATCCACACTGAGGGAGCTGACCGGGAAGAACGCGGCGGCGACCGACGACGAGGTATGCGAGGCATACATCGCGCAGATCATCGCGCCGCCTCCGGAGCCGTCCGGCGGCGACGTCTCCGAACTCGCCGCGAAGGTCGCTGACCTCGAGGAGCAGCTCGCCGCGGCGAAAATTTTACTGGGGGTGGAATAATGACGTTAATCGAATATGCCCGGCAGCTCCGCGCAGTAATCGAAGAAATGACTGCGAGCGCATCGGACGCCGTTGTGTCGAAAGCGCCGTCGGCGTGCCCGAGGCTGAAACAGGACGGCTCGCTCGTCCGCGCGGGAACCAAAATCAACTGGAACGGCGTCGTGAAGAAAGCCGGAAGTGACCTGTGGGACACCGAAGCGAACGACCCTGATCACGCGCCGAACCTATGGGAAGATCTGCTGTACAAGGACGGCTATCGCATCATCCCTGAGAACATCACCGTGACCGGAGCTTTCAGCAGCGGCGAAAAGGGCTGGTGGAAGGGGCAGCTGTGGGAGTCCATAGTAAGCAACAACGTTTACACCCCGGAGCAGTACGCGCCTAACTGGAAGCTGGTGAAAAATGATAATTGACAAGATAATCGCATGGGCAATCCCTTTTATCTGTGGCGGCATCATCACCGGACTGATCACATATGTAAAATCCTTAAAGCGAAAGAACGACGCCGTCGAAGACGGAGTGCAGTGCCTGCTTCGTGCGGAGATCATCCGGAGCCACGAAAAATACATGGAAAAAAGCTACTGTCCAATCTACGCGAAGGAAGCCTTGAAGCGGGCATACAGCGCATATCACCGACTCCACGGAAACGATGTCGCGACCACGCTTTACAAAGAAACCATGGCGCTTCCGACAGACCCGCCAAAGAAATTATTAACGGAGGGAAACACATATGATTGAAATTACAGCCGTCCCCGGCAAAGTGCTCATGCTCGGTCGACAGGGCGAAAACCTTGCCCGGAAAGTGATCTTTTCCGTATCCGGTGTCCGGGCGGAGTTCGGCGACGGCGCTTTCCGGCTCTCAGCTCGCCGCGCCGGAGAATCCAACGTCTACCCCGCGGCAGTGACGGAAAACGGCGACACTGTCGAATGGTCGCTCACCGCCGCCGACACCCAGAACGCCGGGCGAGGATCGTGCGAACTCGCATACTACGCCGGGGACGTAAGGCTAAAAACGTGGGTCTACGACACCGCGGTCGCAAAATCTCTCACCGGCTCGCCGGAAACCGACCCCTACGACGAATTTCTTGATGAGGTGAACCGGCTCGCCGCCGAGGCGGCAATCTCGCAGCGGGAAGCGAAAAACTCGGAAAACGCTGCGAAAAACTCGGAGGAAAACGCGAAAGCGTCCGAGAACGCCGCGAAAACCTCTGAGGACAACGCCGCCGCATATGCGCAGGCTGCACTCGCCGCCGAAAAGAAATCTGAGCAGAACGCCGAAAACGCCGCTTCCGCCGCGACGAATGCCGGGCAATATGCACAAAACGCCGCGACGTCCGCGACGAACGCGGCAAGCAGTGCGAGCGCCGCCGAAACACACGAAAAAGGCGCGAAAGACGCCGCCACCGCCGCCGCGAAATCCGCCGAAGGACTTGCGGACGCCGTAAAACGCGCCAAGGACGCCGCGGCGAGCGCACAGGACAGCGCCGGGAAGACCGCCACTGACCGTGAAGCCGTCGCCGGAATGAAAACCGCCGCCGAGACCGCACAGGGCAACGCGGAGAAAGCCGCCACTGCCGCCGCCGGGTCCGCGACCTCTGCCGGGGAATCGGCGACCGCCGCGGAGACGTCGAGGAAAGGCGCAGCAGAGATCAAAGCGCAGATTGACGAAATCAAAGCCGGAATCGACACGACGAAAGGCGAAATCGATCAGGTGAAAGCTGATATCGACCAGACCAAGACCGATACGCTCGCCGCGAAAACCGCCGCCGAAACCGCCGCCGCGACCGCGACCGAAAAAGCCGCGGAAATCGCGGACAGCGCGGCACAGATCGCGGAGAATACCGAAAACATCGGGAAGAACGCGACGGGCATCGAAATCAACGCTACAGACATCGACCTCCTCCGGCGCGAGAACGTCGAGCTTAAGGCAAAGACCGACGCGCTGTGGAAGCTGTCGGAGGGCAAGAGCTATGATTTTATCGAGGACAGCACGGAAGCGTACAGCAAAGACGTGCCGACCGGGTGTAGGTTTGCACAAGTCGAGAAAATCGGCGGGAAGACTGTGGCGCGGGATACTGGGAAACTTGTCAGCGCGGCGGTGGAGGATGTGGAGGTGCAGGGGGTGAATCTCCTTGACCCAAAAAAGACAACACTGACTGGCGGCATGCCATACGGCTTGACAATCACCATGACCGGTGAAAACACTTTTCGGATCAGCGGAGTACCGTCAAATGAAGTGACATCAGCAGATGATTATGCTTTCGTCATAGCCTCGAACAGCCAAAAAGAGCTGCGCGGCAGAGGCTTACAAGTAACGGCATTCCCGATAAAAGGAGCCGTTTATAGCGCATGGGGGCTAAGAACCGCAGACGAACCCTATCTTGCAGTTTCTGTACCTCTGGTCCCTAAAGTAGATACTGATATCGAACTTCGCTTGATGGTTTCAACCGCCACGCCCTCTGCCTACTCTCCCTACTCTCTTGACACCTACCCCATCCCCGCCGCCGTCAAGGCTCTGCCGGGATATGGATGGAGCGCTGGGAATCTTTGCAACGAAATTGTCCGGAGAGCGGACGGATGGGATTATGTGCAGCGGGTCGGACTGCCCGCGACGACGGATGGGTACACCGCCCTCGACACTCCGACAACCACCGACATCACCGACCTGATGACCGGCGCACTGCCGCTAATGACGACGGAGCCGGGCGGCACGATCACCATGCAACACGCAATCGCGGACGACGGGCTGACGCTGGATGTGCCGAACACCGTGAAATTTATCCGCGACCTGAAGGAGGTGGCAAGCAGTGGCACTGAGTGAGACTGAAAAAGCAATGATCAAGGCGGCGGGGCTGACCGAAGCCGCATTTGAGGGGGAAAAGAGCGAAAGCCCTGAACCGGGCACCGCCACAGACCCGGAGCTTGAAAAGCGCGTCACGACGGTGGAAGAAACCGTCGAAGCGGTGAAGATTATACTCATGGGGGAGGATAAATCGTGAGAGGAATCGACATTTCCCGGCACAACACCATCCGGAGCTTCCCTGCGATAAAGTCACAGGGTGTGGATTTCTGCGTCATCCGCGCCGGGTACGGCACAGTCATCGACGCGAAATTTGAAGCCCACATCAAAGCGGCGAAAGACTGCGGAATGTTGGTCGGTGCGTACTGGTTCTGCTATGCGCTCAATACCGCCGACGCGCGGAGAGAAGCCGAGGTGTGCGCGGAGACACTGCGCGGGCATCGGCTCGACTTGCCGGTGTTTTACGACTTTGAATACGACACAGAGCGCTACGCCAAGAAGCACAAAGTGACGTATAACCCGAAGCTCCGGACGGACATCATCGAAACATTTTGTGCCGAAATGACGAAGCGCGGGTATAAAGCCGGAGTTTACACGAATCCGGACTACTGGCTCTACAAACTCAACGCCGATAGATTGTCGAAGCACTCGCTGTGGATCGCGTCGTACAAAAGCAAAGACGGCAAGGCGACTTTCGACACCGTTCTGCCGACCGACCTTCCACCGGCGTTCTCCAACGCCATGCTGTGGCAGTTCGGTATGTGCAAAATGCCGAAAGCCGTCGGGTATGTGGACGTCGACTATGGGTACGGCGTCAAGCCGCCCGCGCCGAAAAAAACCTACAAGGTCGGCGACGAGTACACGATAAAGCCCGGCGACCTTTACACGACAGGGCGGAAAGTCCCCGCGCGGCTCGTCGGGAAGACCTACACCGTCCGACAGGTCCGCTCCGGCGCGGTGCTGCTCGCGGAAATTAATTCCTGGGTGGCGGTATGAGGTACTTAAAGCGGCTGATCCTCGCGGTGCTGATCTACCTCGCGATTTATCTGCCCTTTATCGCCGTCCTGCAAGCCCTCACCGGCACCGACCTGACCGCCGCCTTTTCGGTCGGCGGGATCGTCGGGGCTGTGGAACTCGCGCTCGGAAGTATTATTAAAATTACCGAAAACAAAGAGATAAGCAAGAAAGGATTTATCGAAAATGGACAAGATAGATATAACACCAATTCTGGAACTGGCAGTGAAGTTGATATTCACGCTGATCACGATTTCCCTGATCCCGAAGATCAAGAAGCTGTTCGCGACAAAATTTTCGGAGAGCGACCAGAAGAAACTGATCCGCTGGGCTGAAATCGCCGTTCAGGCAGCGGAAGAGGCTGCGCGTTCCGGGCTGATCGACAAAAAAGCGAAATACCAGTACGCGAAGGACTTTCTCGAAAAGCGCGGTGCGACACTCGACGCCGACGCCATGCAGGCGCTGATCGACTCCACCGTCTGGGAGCTGTTCAACCAGTTCAAGCAAGATTCCGACTCGGACGCCGCCGAAAGCGAGGCGTGAAATGAGAGCTGACGACGTGGCTGACCTCACGCGGTCTGAGTGGACGCGAATTATCGATGAGTGCATCCATGATCGAAAATGGCGAGTTATTTTTAAGCGCCGCTGGCTCGATGGGATCAAGTTTGAGCCCCTCGCGGAGGAATTCGGGCTTTCCGTCCGGCAGACTCAGCGAATTGTCAAAGCCTGCGAGCAGAAAATCAAATCACGTATATAAATGTCATGAAACCGTCGCGAAAGCGGCGGTTTTTTCTTCGTTCACTTTGCACAAAAATCGTGCTATAATATATACGCCGGATGATAAATCCGAGTATATATACAGGATGGTGAAATCCATGGCAGAATTCGCAAGCAACGGCAAGGCAAACGCGGCGCTGACCACCGGCATTATCGGTACGGCGGGCGTCGGCGCGGCTCTCCTCAACGGCGGGCTGAACGGGCTCTTCGGTGGCTGGAGAAACGGCAACTGCGGCTGTAGCGAAGATCACGTCGTCGACCGCTACGAAGCGGGACAGGCGGCGCGGATCGCGCAGCTGGAGACCGAAGTGAAGCTGCGCGACGCGAACACGTACACCGACCAGAAAATGCTCGAGATGTACAAGTACTTCGACGGCAAGGTGCGCGGACTCGAGATGGCAGACGCGGCACAGGCAGTCACTAATCAGCGCGTCGCTGACAGCTTTGAGGCAGCACACAATGATCTCGTCTGCGTCAAGAACGAGCTCTACGGCGCAATCCGCAACGAAGCTGAGAAGCGCTGCTGCGGCGACAACAGCATCGTCACCTACGCCAACGCGACGTTCTATCCGAAGCAGGTCGCGGACGTCACGACCGGCACGGCGACTACCGCACAGCCGACCTACAACCCGATCCCGAAGTGCGGGTGCGGCTGCGGCTGCGGCTGTAACTGACGGCAGGGGCGGCAACCGCCGCCCCATGAGGTGATTATATGGTAACTCTGGCACAGGCAACCGCCGGGATTGAACGGTATCTCGATACCGAAATCCTCGCAAAAATCCCCGGCTGGCAGAAATGGGTTCTCGGCGCGGCGGCGTCTCGTATGCTGTCCCGGTCGGGAGAGATTTTTAATACATTGAAAAATAACCCCGTCGTCGCGGCGATGGGAATTATAGATGAGAACGATCAAATCGACATCGACGCCGTTTACCGGGAGTTTTCCGCTCAGGCTCAGCGCGGGGCGATAACCTTTGACGTTCCGCTCGTCGGTCCGCTGACGCTCGGGACGGGCGACGTCGACCAGCTATATAGATATATAATAGGAGGCTGAAATGAAAGACGAAGTAATGCGCGGCGTCATCTGGATGACGACCGACGGCATCAAGGACGCTAGCATGGCGTACGACTACGCCGAAGACGCGAAAGAAGCAGGAAAGCCGGAACTCGCGGCGCTGTTTATCGAGGACGCGAAGTACCGGCTCGGGAAGGTTAAAGAGTGGTACGACAGAGCGATGACCATGCACGGAGCTGTCGACGGGGTGACCGATGAGCTCATCGAGTGGCATCGGCAGGCTTACCGGGAACTGTTGGACAGGGTCATGAAATTTAAGGCTTAAGCCGGAGGAGCGGAGACGCTCCTTTTTCTTTACTCAAAACTTTTTAGAGAAAAATATATTTTTTTCTCGAAAACCCCTTGACAAAATCGAGAAAGTATGGTATAATATATATGTAAGGTAAGGGAGCGGATAACCCAAGAAACCGCAGAAGGAGAGAACAATCATGAAAAAGACCATCACCACCCACGAAGCAAGAATCGCATCTGTTATCGCTAACGCGCGGGCCAAGAAAGACGCCTTCAACCCCGATGTTCGCTACTGGCTCGAAGCCGGTAATGGCGAAGTACTGGCGATCGTCCGCTGCAAGTGGAGCGAAAAGCCCAACCTCGCGACCGAGATGAAGAAACTCGGCTACAGCGAACCCTCCTTCCGGAACGGCTTTGTCTGGACGAAACCGGGCGACGACGATGTGAGCCTCCCGACCCTCACGATCGACGACGACGACGAAGCTTACATCGAGAGCAAGATCGGCGTCTACGACGACATCATCGCTAACCCCGAGCCATGGGTCGGGACATCGTATGACACGGCTGAAGAGACCGACAGCGACGAGACCGACGACGAGACCGATGGCGATAAGCAGCCGAAGGGCATCAGCATCAACAACGGCAGAAGCTACTGCACACCTGAGGAGGCAGTCGAAGCCGTCGGCATGGACGAGATTGCTTCGATGATGGATGAGGAAGTCCGCGAGGAGCTCGCGAACGAATGGCAAGGTGACGAGGACGACTACGCGGGCTTCATAGCCGAGTATCTTAAGAGAGCCCCCGAAGACCTGATCATAGGCTGATCAGCCGCTCCTGAGCCGTCGAGCGTATCGGCGGCATCCCAGAAATCAAGCTGCCCTATCGGCTCAACGGGGAGAAGGAGATAGAATCATGAAAATCTTAAGTTTCTGGGGCTGGGAGTCCAACCCCTTCGCAAACCCCGACCTCGCAAACAACGGCGGCGGCTACTCGCAGCCGGAGGGGGGCGCACTTGTTGAGCTTGCCAATGGCGAGCTTGTTGTGGTCGACTACTTCGACCACAATTGCGGCGACTTCGGCCGCGACGCTCACGTCACCGTCGAGCTGCTCGACGGTCGCTCCTGGGGATTTTCCTTCGGGAGCAACAGCGCAGACGACTTCGGTGAGGTCGCTCCGAGCTTCCGCCATGCCACCGGCGCAGACCTCGGCGAGGTCGCCGATCTGGTCATCGACGCGGTGACCGCTGCCATGGGCGTCGCTTGCTGAGAGGAGCGACACATGGCAGGAATGATCTCATACAAGCGGCTCTCAAGGCTGCCTCGCGTCGTGCTCGAGGGCACCATGCTGCACAAAATCCGGGCGTGGTTTGAAGAAAACCGCCTATCGCCGCTCGTCCCGCCGATATTTAACCGCTTCGTCATCGAGTACCCGGCGAGCATTAAATGCTCCGTGCCGGTGAGCGACGTCCCGAGATTCCTTGCGGGAGGGTTTGAGCGGTTAAACGACGACGAACTTGATCAGTACTCCGAAATGAAAATTCCGCCTGAGTACGACAAGCTCGAGCCGCACGAATGGTTGAAATGGACGGTGAAGACTGAATTACTTATCGATTACGAACCATCACTGACTAAAGCGGTCGTCACGGTATATGACCAAGAAAAGCGGCGTTACATCATCGATCTCAACTACGATGATCTCGACGCCAAGTCCGGCATCTGGCGCGCCGGCATAACAGCCGAAGAGTCCACCGAAGAGGAAGCGCGTGAAGCCCTCGAGGAAAATCAGGAACACGCGCAGGAAGTCATCCGCAGCGTCATCGCGGTGCAGAGCTATATATTATATCACCGCTCGGAGCAGATAGCCGCCCCGAAGGTGATAAAAGTCAAGTCGAAATCCGCCGAGACCACCGGCAAGAAGCCGAAAAAGCGCAAGCCCGACAAAACCGCCGTAACGCTCAAACACCAAAAGCGGCAGACCATCATCATCCGCGAAACAGACCCCCTGCCCAAAAAAGCATACGAATATAAAACACTTGCGTGGAACGTCCGCGGCCACTATGCAAGACGCGGAGCCGACAAGCATCTGACCTACATCGCGCCGTACATCTGCCGGCGCGGAGACGAGAAGAAGAAACCCAGAGCGGCCGAATACCGCATCACGGAAGGAGACAAAGAATGAAAAAAGTTATACAAGGCGTCCTCTGCGACACCAGCACAGCCAAGCACCTCGGATCGGCGTCCTACCTGGGCGTCCGCGACTTCGCCCACTGGAGCGAGGAACTTTACCGGACAAAATCCGGAAAGTACTTCCTCTACGGTGAGGGTGGACCCGCGAGCCGCTACGCCGTGACCATCGGGCAGAATGAGTGGTCAGGTGGCGAAAAAATCCAGCTGCTCTCCCGCGAAACCGCCATGAAATGGGCGGAGGAATATCTCGACGGCGACGAGTATATCGCAGCTTTCGGCAATCCAGAAGAGACCGAGAAAGCCACGCTGGTCATCCTACCGATAAAGACTCGGGAACGGCTCGAGGCACTCAAGCGCGAGACTGGGATGACCTTCTCGGAGATCATCGCGCGGGCGGTCGATGGGTATAAGGGATAACAAAAGCCGAGGGGAAACCCTCGGTTTTTCTCATGACGGCGTGACGGATTCGTGACAGATTTGATTCCAAAATACCGTTTTTGACGGCGGAATTTCGTCATGGGAGGCGGAATAAGAGTGCCTGAAAACCCGCATAAATACAAGAAAAAACCGCCTATCGGCTTGATAAGCGGTTTTATTATTTGGTCTGAGTGACAAGACTTGAACTTGTGAACTTAATCCGAAAAACGTCTGAAATAAAGGCGCTTTGGTCTTTGCGTGACGGATTTCATGACGGATTTTGCAAAATGTTATCATAGTATTCTTCAAGCCGGGCGAATATTTCATCTTTCTTGTCCCGCATAATATGCCCATAGATGCGGTTCACCATGTCTTCAGTTTCGTGCCCGAGATAGTCGGCGATGTACTTCACCGGGATATTCAGCAGGATCATCACAGACGCCGCATAGTGGCGCAGAGCGTGAAAAGTATAGTGCTTGCCACAGCACAGCTCAAGCGCGTGCTGATAGTGCTTCCGCACGGTACGCTCCGACAGTGTGGTGACAAACTCTGCATCCGGCTGATACGCGCGTCTGAGCGCCGCCTCGACGGCGGGCAGCATCCTGATTGTCCGGTCGCCAGCTCTGGTCTTCGGAAGCTTCATGGTAGCTTTGTTGTCCATCCCTCTGATCTTCGCCGCGCAGATGTGGATCGTCTTCGCGTCGAAGTCCACCTTAGACCATCTCAGCCCGAGGATTTCCGACATCCGCATCCCGCACAGCGCGCCGAGGTGAACAGCGGCGTCGATATCACTTCCCCGCACAGTCGCCAGCAGAGACATGACGTCAACCTCCTCCGGAATCACGATCTCACTCTTCTGCGTCTGTGGGAGTTTCGTATGCAGCGTCATATCCGGTCGGAACATTTTCAACGTCGAGGACAACAGCCCGTGCATACAGCGGACAGTCTTCGGCGAGTGGTCGGCGGATTCCGCGCTTATAGCAAGCTGCACCTGCTCCTGCGTCAGATCGGCGAGCTTTACATTTCGCAACGCAGAAAGATTGCTTAACCTGATGCGTGTAAATTCGCGGTACGAGGACGGCGACAGGGTATTCTTCTTCGCCTCGACGTACCGCTCCATAGCCTCTCCAACCGTCATGCCCGCATACGGATCGTCCGGCTTGTCCATCTTCCTCTCCGCCTCGAACTGTGCCGCGCGGAGCTGCACGTCCTTCTTATCCTTGCCCGAAAACGTTTTGTACTTATTTTCTCCTATCAGCACTCTTGCACGCCAGCTACCGCTCGGGAGCTTGTCCATAATCATCTTATCACCTCTTTATCCATCCCACGCTCGGGTTTATGACGTCAAACGCAAAAAGAAAACATATGAACGCCATCAGTACAACAGCAATCGTCGCCGCGACTCGGAACTCCCGGCTCATGCGGGCGATCACCGCTTTCAAATCCGAAATGCGGTCGAGATACAATTTTTCCAACATCTTCAAGGCTTCTTCCGCCGTCATCTCGACGGTCTCCTCCTGGTCGCTCACCGCGGTCTCGTCACTGATCAACTCATCGACCGTCACGCCGAGTGTCGCCGACAGCAGCGATGCCGTCACGTATGTCGTCGGGCAGCCTTTCAGCAGCCTCTTCACCGTGCCTTCTGACAGCTTTGTTTCCTCCGCCAGACGAGCGTTCGTGTAGTGCTGCTGATCCATCAACCGGCGCAAAATGTCCGGATTTATTATTATGCTAACCATGAATTGTCCTCCATCACCCACAAAATGTCGAAAAATGACCTACGATTGCCCTTGCTTTTCTGTGCAAAAAGGTGTATAATGGAATCATGAAATAAACGCGAAAGCGAGGACAACAAATGCCGCACACATCGAATCAGCCTGAACCGCCCGACCGAAGCAAGCACCTCGATCAAGATGAACGCCGTGTCATCGAAGACTTCCGCACCCTTACGCCTGAAAACAAGCGCAAAGCAATCGCCCTCCTGCGGCGGCTCAAAGCATCGCAGGAATAGTTTCACCTGCCGCCTTCGGGCGGCTTTTTTATTTCTTTTTGTTCAGCGCATCGAGACCGTCGACTATATCCGCCATACCGCTCAGGTGCGCACCGATTGCCGAATAAATAGTGCCTACTACAAGCAAGCCGATAAAAACGCCTACCCAAAACGGGATGACGTCGCCCGACATACCGCTGAGGCATACGCCGATTATCTCCATGACCGCCGCAACATATATAATCACCGCCACGACACTGAATACCGCCGACGTTCTTCTCAGCCACGGCACGGAGTCGGGCGCGTACTGTTTCACTGGTCGGCTGTCACTGTGCGCTTCACGGTACGCCTTATCTGTCTCGTCGCCGTCCTTCAGCGACACGCCGGTCATATCTACCCCGATTCCGCTGTCGGTGCAGTATGGGCATCGTATCGCGTCGTCAGGGACTTCTCTGCCGCACCTGTTGCATTTCTTGCTCAAACCCAATCACCCTTTCATCTGCTCAATGATTTTCTTGAACAACTCCTGCTTCTCCGGGGACACGCTCCGGTAAAGCTCGAGCAGTTCTTTTTCTTCGGAGGACAGCTCATCCGGGCTGTCTGCCGGGGCGGGATCGTCAGTCTCGCCGGTGAGGTAGGCAGACGTCGTGTGAAGAGCGTCTGCAATCGTCTGCACTTGATCATCCGTTATGGCGCAGTATCCGCGGAATACATTACTTAAAAACGCACGATCTTTGTTTAACAATTCGCAAAGGTGCTTTTGAGATATCCCGGATAGTTTGCAGGCACTTTGCACGCGTTCTTTGATAATTGGTGAATTCATACAAATGCTCCATACAAATTTGGTGGTTACGCCGAAACTCAACAAATGTTGAGTTTTCTATTGACATTCAACAAATGTTGAGGTATAATATTATCAGTCACAAATTCGTGACAGGCAAAACGACGTCGGGTGAGGGCACTCCGTATTCAGGCGGATTCCTGAATGCGGTTATTTTCTGGGATGTGCGATAATCGAAATGTCGGTGAACTCAGTCGCTTAAACGGTCAGTTGATTAAAGCGTCAGACCAAGCATTAAGAGGTCAACGATGAGTTGGAGAATGCAGACGGTTAGGTACAGTTTCTCGAATTTACTCACAAGACCACCTCCCCATTACGGTTCGGCGCTCTGTGGCGCTCTCAGTATAGGGTGTCGAGCCTTCACCCGACGGTTGCTATGTGGTACTACTATTATATCACGTTGTCATTGATTTGTCAAGATTTTGTGCCAAATTAAGGAGGAGAAAACCATGACAGAACAAGCGCAGAAAAACAAAGACAAGCTCGGGAGAATTCAGACCGCTCAGGATGAGCTGGTCGATAACCTGATCGTACAAGCGCTCCACGCTGCGAAAACAGCGGGCCTCTCCACCAACGTCTGGATGGACAGCGGTGAGCTGAGGATTACCATAAGGGGCGCACGTCAGCAGTACATGATATTCACCGACGAAGACAAGTCGGACATCGGCGCCCTGGTCGACGCCGTCGAGTGGCTGCTCAGCCAGCCGCCGAAGGAAGACGAGCCGGAGAAGGACGACGATTAAAGGATGAGCGAACCATGAACGAGGAACTAAGGGAACTTCTCGACGAAATCAAAGCGTTCCGTGCCGACGTCACCGAGACAATGCGTCGGTTCGATGAGCGGATCGCAGAGTGTGAGAAGGCTCTCATCAAGGAAAAACAAAAACGAAAATCCAAGGACGAGAAGATCGCGGCAGACCTGAAAGCCCTGTACGAGGCGGTCAACGAACTCGCCAAAACGCCGATCTGGGAAGACAAATACGACCACCGGATCGCGATAAGCCGGAAAGCGGCATACGCCAGATTCAAGGAAATCGGCGTAAAACCGAAAGACGCGCTGGACGCCCTCGCAAGGAACGGATACCTCGTGAGGGACAGCGAAGGAAAGAACACCCGCACGGTAAGACACGGGCGTGAAGTAGAAAGGGCGGTGATGATAAACAATGGATATATCGAAATTTCTGGAAACGCATAAGCTGACCGGACGATGGCTGATTGCACAGCTCCGTATGGTCGGCTACGAAATCTCGGACAGTTTCCTCAGCCGGATTCTCTCCGGCGAGCGGAACTCCGACTACGCGCAGGAAGTCCGCGCGGCGGCAACCGCCATCTGCTACCGCTACGGAAAGAGCATGGACACGGGCGAAAGGAGCGCCACGAATGCCGAGGCTGTCCAAAACGGTAGCTGAGAAGCAGCTCGACGCGCTTAGAGACTCCGTTGACATCTACATGATGAAACGGACGCGAGACGGCGTTGACTGCTCAACCGCCGCCGCCGCGCTGGGGTTCAAGTACTCAACCCTCCGCGACCGGCGGAAAAAGCCGGAAACATTTACAATAGGCGAAATTCAACGTATCGCGAACACGCTGAACGTCACCGTCCCGACATTGCTCGGGGAGAATAATTGATTAAAGGAGAAAACCAAAATGTACGAAGAGAAGAAAAACAAGACCGAGACCGCGCAGGAAGACACTACCGACGCGATCAGAAAAGTCGTAGCGAAGATGCAAATCGAGCACACCATGAATCAGTTCGGAGACGACGCCGACGCAATGCTCGGCTGGCTGGCACACCGCGCCGGGAACCAGGAGCCGATAAACGGGCACAGACTTGACAATCTCAAAATGACAGTCGATAATGACCACCTCACGCTCGCGTACCCGGAGGTGCACTGCTACATCATGGTGGACGATGGAAAGCTCACCGTCGAAAACCTCCGGGAAACCGTCCGCCTCGTCATCGAGCATGACCAGGAAACGCTCTGGAATATATCGTGCAAGATCGCCGATGAGATGATGGACGAGGACGACGAGGGCTGAATCGGGTAAGGGGAGAAAACCATGAACAAAAGGCAGAAAAAGAAGTACACCGATCGCGTTTATGCGCTGGTGTACGACGTTACCTACGAATCGAACGGACAGCACGACATTTATCGCGGCTCGATAGTCGCGAGAGGCAAAGCCTTTCACCGGTGCTGGAGCTGGATGAAGAAAAACGATATCTTCACCCCACTCTTCGAGGACGAGCCGATACTTGTGCCGGTCCGCTTTTACTCAATCGGGCTGACCGTGACACCGACCGGCGCGAGAATGGCAAGCGTCCGCTCTTGGGGGGAGAGACCATGAAGAAAACCGATTTCGTCCACTCTCGCCTCTCCCCGCTGCTCCGCGCGCTGGACGACGACATCCTCGCGGTCTCGTACGGAAAGGTCGGCACGAAAGAGCACGTTTACATCGTCTTCGTCGGCGGCTATCTCGAAATCGACGTTTCAGGGCTTGACAACGCCGGAATCACAGAACTCGTAACAAGGAGGCTCATTCGCAATGATAGAGGCAGCAAATAAAATCGCGTCGGACAAGCTCCATCGCATCGAGCAGGAGCACAACAACGAGCTGAGGCGCGAGAACGCCGAACTCCGCGCAATGGTGCGAGCACTCCTGACAGCGCACACCGTTGAGATTGAAATTGAGCATGGGAGGGCGAAATTCTATGATGCCGCGATTCTGGACTGACGCTGTGATCGACGACGTTCTCAGCCGCATCCGGGCGGGAGAGAGAACGGCGGATATCGCCGAAGAGTACGCAATCAGCGCCGCGTCGCTCAGGAGCGTCATATGGCAGCGTCGAGGCTCCGTTGTGAGCGAAGCCCGGCAGAAGATGTACGCCGACATGGCGAAGCTCTGGGGGGCAGGATGGACGGTCCCTCAGATCGCCCATAAGTACAATATGAACCCCCAGACCCTGGCGCACATAATCACGCGGCGTCGCGACCTCTTTTTGAGGAAGAACAAAAGGAGGGCGAAAGCATGATCGCCAAAGATGAAATCCTCGCGGAACTCGAAAACACCACCGAGCCGGAAAAGAAACTCCACGAAATCGCCGCCCGGACGAGGCTGCCGGTCATGGTCATCCGGAAAATCCTGAAAGGTCTCGTCACCGTCGTCCCGCCGGAGCGCGGACACGACAACACCGACCGCGTCGCGGAAAGCCACATCGAAAAAGGCGTCAACCGCGGCAGATGGTCGGACGAGGACATTCAGTACATGGCAGAATGCTGGAACCGCGGCGCAGACATCCTCGAAATCGCCGAAGCCGTCTGCCGGTCGGAGAAAGCCGTTCGCGGCGTCATGCAGCGGAACCGCGAACTCTTCCCCCGCCGCCACGAGCGCGGGAGAATCTGGTCGCCGGAGGAAATCGCCCGCGCCGCCGATATGTGGTCCGACCGCGATATCAGCGAATCGGAAATCTGCAACGCCCTGCACAGGTCGCGGAGCGACTTCTATCAGCTCCGCGCCGAAAACCGGAAGCTCTTCCCGTCGAGGCGGAACACCTACAGGAGGGTTGAACCATGAAAGCACGAATGTCCCCCGCCACAGCGCGGCAGAACCTACCGGCGGGGACGCAAGAAGCCGTCCGGGCCATGGTCGACGCCGAGTTCGCGGAACGGCAGAAAATCTACGCGAACAGAATTCTGCTCGCCGTGTGTCTGGCTCTGAATGATATCGCCGGTTTCGGCGACAAACGCCTGATGTACATACTGCAAGGCATCGAGGATATCACATCCGACTACGCTGAGCGAGCCGGAAAGAACTACCGTCCCGAGACCGCCGAGGAGGACAAAGTCGCACAGATGATGCAGGACGAACTCCTCGGGCGCGGGAGAACACATATAGTGATAAAATCTAAGTGAGGAGAACAATTATGAGAAACGAAGACGAGAAGCTGCGGGAAGCCGCAAGGATGCTGAGCGTGAACTGTGAGGGATACCGCGACGGGTGCGAAGGCTGCCTGTTCTGCCGCGACAACCTTAGCTGCAAGATCGACGGAATCCCGATGTGGTGGGACAGCGATTTCGGACTTGACGACCACTTTCGTGAGGTCACGAAAAAGCCCAAAGGCCAATTTGCGGAAGTGCGCAAAAAGGTCGAGGGCCATTCTGCCGATGTCAACAAAAAGGTCGGTACACCAACCGATACACCAACTGAGACCGATACACCAACTGATACACCAACTACCCGCGCCGAAATCCTCGACGCCGCGAAGAAAATCGTGACCGGGGATCGGGAGAAGCAGTACGGAAGCCCGGAGGACAACTTCGACGTTATCGCTCGGCTCTGGACTACGTACGCGGGACACAGCTTCACCGCGGTCGACGTTGCGGTGATGATGACGCTTCTCAAGGTCGCGCGAATAAAGACCGGGCATTATAAAACCGATTCGTATGTCGATGCTTGCGGGTATCTGGCTTGCGCAGCGGAGATCGCTGAGGGGCTGATATGAAGCACTTAGGAGACATCACGCTTGTCCGCGGGGATGAGATCGAACCTGTCGACTGCATTATCGGCGGCTTCCCGCTGTGTTGGGAGACGATTCACGGCAAGGGCTCGGCGAGATGGGCAAGCGAGATCGAGGAGTTCCCAATTGCCGTGACAAAATTAAGATTTCCGGAGGATGTAACAAAGCTATGAAAGACTGGACAGGCAACAGCCGTTCCGCACACGCCGCTCTCGGCGCGCGGAACTATGCGCAGAATGAACGTGAGGAACATGATTATTACGCCACCGAACCAAAAGCGGCCCGGCTACTGCTGGACGTAGAGACATTTTCCCCGGTGATATGGGAATGCGCTTGCGGTGAGGGCCATCTTGCAAAAGAATTTGAGAAGGCAGGGCACCTTGTGTTTGCCTCTGATCTCATCGACAGAGGCTATGGCGAAAAACTTGACTTTTTGGCCACTGGCATTTCACCGGTTCCCGGCGCAGACATCATCACCAATCCGCCATACGCCTTTGCCAAAGAATTCGTCGAACACGCGCTTGACATATCGGAAGACGGTAGAAAAGTCGCGATGTTTCTGAAAATTCAGTTCCTCGAGGGGAAAGCACGAAGAGAACTTTTTAAGAAATGCCCGCCGAAAACCGTATACGTAAGTTCCGGACGCCTGCGCTGCGCGATGAACGGCGACTTTGAAAAATACTGTAAGTCGAACGCCGTTTGTTACGCGTGGTACATATGGGTTAAAGGGTATCAGGGAGATACTGTTATCAAATGGATTAACTGAGAGGCGGCGAAAGAAAATGCTTAAAACCGATGATTCGGGATGCCGCCGAAATCAGAATCCGGGTGAAGGTCACGCAGTCACTGATTGCCGAGGAATGGAGGAGGGAATGAAACAGACTGAAATCATAGCGCAGCTCAGGAGCTTGCGCGAATCGCAGGCAGACTTCGCAAGGACGAACGGCGATGGAATTTTCAAGCGCGATGTTGAAGCGCTCGACGCCGCTATCGAGGCGCTGGAGCGGATCAGGTGGAGGAAAGTCGGGGATAGACCGCCGGAGGACGGCAAAGAGGTTCTCTGCTGGTACGAGTATTTCCGCTATGGCAACTATAATCGTATGTTTCAGACATACGGTATCGGACTGTGTTATAACAAAATGTGGTGCGGCGAAGTGGCGAACGGAATCCGTGCGCGAGTGATCGCGTGGATGCCGCTTCCCGAACCGCCGAAAAGGAGAAAATGATGGCTGAATATATTGAAAGACAAGCAGTGATCGACCTGCTGAAAGGCGCAGGCGAGGAGAGCGGCAGTCCAGTAGTAGACATCGAATTGATGATTGAAGCCGTTCAAGATGACATTTCCGCCGCCGATGCCGCACCGATCATCCATGCGAAATGGGAGATGAGACGTGTCTACGTCAACGGCTGCGAAGGCAGCGGCGAAGAAAAGGCGTTCTGCTCACACTGCAACAAGTCGAACAAGCAGTACACGCCGCCATACTGCCCGCACTGCGGGGCGAAGATGGATGAGGAGGACGAACAATGAACGACAAAATCAGGCAAGAAGCAATGCACCTGCACAACTGGTGCGAAGAACAATGCGACTGCGCACACTGTGACTTCGGACGCGATAATCGCACGTGTAAGATCAGCGGGGTTCCGGCGCAGTGGTTCGACGATGAAGACCATTCTGCCGACGTCGGCAATATGGTTAAAACCCGGCAGGAAAGGTTCCTTGAGATGTTTCCACACGCCATTGTGTTTAGCGGTGCGCTGAATATTTGCCCGGGCGATATAGATGTGCGCTACACGTGCCGCGGACCGAAAGATTGCACCGATTGTAAGAAAGAGTACTGGCTCGCCGCTGAGAAGGAGGAGAAATCATGATTGACGAGAAAACACGGAGACAGATCGAAGCCTATATCCCGTCGCCTCGGGACAAGTCGCTGGGATTCAACGAATACTACGTAAACCAGAACGGTCGCGTGAAGCGCGGGCACGCGCGGGAACTGTTCGAAACCGACGACGGCGATGACCTCATCGGGCTGGTCGACGACCGCGGACGGCAGATTCACGGGCTGTGGGAGTTCGACAGTTTCAGGCGCTGCGAGCTTTACGATAACGAGACCGACTGCCGGAATCAGACGCACGGCGCGTATGATGATTGGGAGCGGCTCAGGAGGATACAGGAGGGTGGAAATGGCTGACTATATCGACCGCGAAGAAGTGCTAAAACACAAAGCGATACTTTACGATCCGTTAAACACGCGCGGCTGTTCCTACGTTGTTACGACCCAAAGCATCATGAAAATTCCGTCTGCCGACGTCGAGCCGGTCGTCCGCGGGCACTGGCTCACATGGGACGAAAAGTTTCCCGGCAACGCTGTGGGAAAGAATCTTGGAGTTTTCTGTTCAGTGTGTGGAAACCATTCGGATTATAGCTCGCCGTATTGCGCGGCTTGCGGCGCGAAGATGGACGAGGAGGACGAAAATAATGGGACACATCAATAACGTCGTCGAGTATAAGCGCAAGGACGACCGAGAGTATCGATTCTTCTGTGCGGACGAAAGCTACGCGGAAGCGCGGAAGATGTTTGAGAAGGCGAAATCCATAATCGGTGTCGTTAAGCTCAGAATCAGGACCGTAATCACGCAGCAGGAGATTGTCGACGTGTGGAACAGGGAGGACGAGCAATGAACAACAAACAAGCATCGGGCGGAATCGGTTTCACCGGTCTGTTGACGATAGTCTTTATTATCCTAAAGCTATGCGGCATTATCGCGTGGTCATGGTGGTGGGTACTGTCTCCGCTGTGGATATCAGCGATATTGTGGGTGATTTTAGTGGTCATCGTATTACTTGCAGGAGGGCGGAAATGACACCTGAGCTTAAACAAGCTGTGATAACTATTCGCAACGAGCGTAGGAGTCACCCGAATTGCGTTCCCTGCCCGTTCTGTGTCGGCGGGGACTGCCGGTTGATGAGGGTGCTTTACCTGGACGACTGGGAGCCGGATGAGTGTGAGATGGAGGGCGAAAATGCCCGAGCGTAAACTGCCTGAACCAAAAAAACTCAGCAAATTCAAGAGAGAAGTCTTTAACAAGAATTGTAATGAATGTATTCACGAACACGCTTGCGAACTTTGGGCAGGAGGACGTATGGCTGCACGGAACGCAACTATATGCCAGTTCTACGAAACGGTAAAGAGTAGTAATGCTTACTTTTGCGGTTTTTTAGACGGACAGAAAAGTATCAAGGAGGACGAAAATGGACGCAGTTGAATTTCTCGAAAAGTGTAACAGGATGTGCGGCGCACTCGGTGATAAATGCACAGACAAGGATGGCACATTATGCCCGTTGCTTGTCGCGGCGCGTAAGGTTGGCAAGGAGTGCTATGGTTATACCAAGAGTCACCCCGCCGAAGCCGTCGAAATCGTCGAACGTTGGGCGAAAGAGCATCCGAAGAAGACAAGGCAGAGCGAGCTTCTGAAGCTGTTCCCGAGGGTGAGCATGACCGCTGATGACATGATCGCGTTCTGCCCAGAAAGCATGGATTCTGCGTTTGCCTGCCCGAGCAAAGAGCGTGACCACTACGATCCAGAGTGCGGCGACTGCCGGAGAAAGTACTGGCTCAGGGAGGTGGAGGAGTGAAAATCCTCAGATCAACGCCCTTCGTCCTGCTGTATATCTCCGTCGCGATTCTTGTCGCGGGATGTGTATTCGCGGGAATGAGAGAAACGCTGAAGCCGTTCGACGTTTTACCGCTTGCCATTGGACTGATGTCCACGGGCGTGGCACTCACGATAGCTGCGGCGTGCTTAGTGGCAGCATTTGTGGCTGACAAATATGATGACGGATATTTTGATAAGGAGGACGACGATGCCGATTAAGATTATCAAGCCGGGCAAAGAGCCCGAACCGATTCATTTCGAATGCAAACACTGTGGGTGCGTATTCGAGGTGAGCGCGGCTGATTACGATGCCGATATGGGCGGGCTGCTTTCGCCGGACTATGCGGCATTCTGCCCGACGTGCCGCAGATGGTGCTTCTCCAAAGGAGCGAAGGAAGGACAAGGCAATGGCGATTAAGATTATTAAGCCGGGCAAAAAGCCCGACACGACGAAACGGTTCGAGTGCACCAGTTGCGGGTGCACCTTCGAGGGCGAAAGGGAGGACTATCAAACCAGATTCAGTACTGACAACACCATTGTCGTTGCAATGAAATGCCCAACGTGCGGCGCGGCGTGCTACCATTATGAAGCAAGAATTATGAGAGGAGAACCCCATGATAAAAGCAAAACTTGACCACAAGAAAGATATCTGCGAGATCGAAGTGAGAGGTAAAATCGCAGAGATCACGAACGAAGTCGCGAACATCGTTGAGAATGTCTATGTGACATTGGACGAGCCATATAAGGCGCTCTATAAGCGCGCGCTCATTACCGCAATAAAGGAGGGGCAGTTACTCGAATGAAAGACCTCAAAGACACCATCGGCCTGATGCTCTCAAACGACTACGGAGACCGATTCGTAGCCGAGTATCAGCAGACGAAAATCAGGTACGAGAAGCTGCATGCGATACTCAGAAAGTATTATGCAGGCAAGCTCGAGTTTACCCTCGACTCGCCGGTCTGGCTTCTTGAACAGCAGCTTGACGCGATGCGGGCATACCTCGATATCCTCGAGGTTCGCTCGAAAGAAGAGAAGATCGGCCTGGAGGACAACGGCGATGAACGCTAAACTCGCAACCCTCATTGTCAAAGTCCTCGACTTCATCGCGGAGCACCCGGAGCTCGAAACCGATTTCGATATCTGGCGCGTCGGTCCTGAGCGCGAACTTCGCGCGTCGTTCTGCTACAACTACAAAAGCGACCTGGACGCGCTCGGAATGCCCGTCGCGAAATGCCGGTACATCGAAAACGGGCGACTCATCAAGTCGATGGACTTCCTCGCGTCGGAAGAGAACTTCAAGCTCCTGCTCGAGGGGCTTGAAAAGCTGGAGGAAAAGCACCATGATCATTAAAGATTCCATCACCGAGTACCACGCAAAGCCGAGTGTCAGCAAGACGAAGCTCTGGCGGCTCCTGAGCGACACCCCGGCAAAGTTCAAATGGCTCGAAGACCACCCCGAACCGCCGACCGCCGCGATGCAATTCGGCTCTGCGCTGCACAAATACGTGCTCGAGCCGGACGGATTCTTCGACGAGTACGCCGTCGCGCCGCAGTGTGACAGGCGAACGAAAGCCGGGAAGGAAGAATATCAGGCGTTTGTGGAAAGCGCGCAAAACAAGGCAGTAATTTCAACCGATGATATGGTACTTATTTCCGAAATGACCGGTGCTATCCGGGCAAACCCTCGCGCCGACTTCCTGCTCCGCGGTGAGGTCGAGATGTCCTACTACTGGCAGGACGACATGACCGGGCTTGACTGTCAGGCACGCCCCGACTGCGTGAAGATGGTCGATGACAAAGCCCTGATTGTCGACCTCAAAAGCTGCGCCAGGGCTGACACTGAGACGATGGTGAAGCAAGCCTACGCTCTCGGATACGATATGCAAGCCGCCATGTTCATGGAGGCTGTGAGCAGAGAACGCAATGTCGGGTGCAACTTTCTGTTCGTCTGTGTCGAGAAGGAACCGCCCTACCTCATCAACATCCTGCAAGCCGACGACCTCATGATCAAAAGCGGACAGGACAGATTCCGAGAAGCTATCGGGATTTACAAATCCTGTCTCGACTCCGGCAACTGGTACGGGTATGAAGGGGCGTTCGGGATGGTGAACACGCTCGGACTGCCGAAGTGGGCGGCGAAAGAGATTGAGTAGGAGGTAACTATGCTGAATGGAATGCCGCTGCCCGAATCGCAGCTCTGCGGGCTGAACGGTGTCGAGAGCTGGCGCAGGGCAATGATCGGCGTGAAGCGAGAGCCTAAGCCGGTCATCAAATTCACGAGCTATTCACCGCCTGATGTGTATTCGCTGGGTCTCATCGACGAGGCTGCCGTGGAAGACTACCTCCTCGGGCGCGACATTGAGTGGTGCAAGACTATTGGCGAAGCGAAGGTTTATCATCGGCGCATAAACAAAGCGATCGACGAAGCACTCAACGAACTGTTAAAAACGAATTGATTAAAAGGAGTACAGAAAATGGACAACGCACAAGAAATCATTCCCGCGACTAACGAACAGGCTGTCGCGCCGATAAACACCGCGCCGATGAACGTCACCAACATCTGGGTGGACAAGGACGCCTTCGAGCAGACTCAGCGCGTCGCGATCATGCTGTCGAAGTCACAGATGATCCCGGAGAAATACCAGAACAAGCCCCAGGACTGCTTCGTCGCTATTGAAATGGCGGCACGCGCCGGACTCTCCCCGCTCGCCGTCCTCCAGAACGTCGACGTCGTGAAAGGAAAGCCCCGCTGGAGCGGTCAGGCGTGCATGGCAATCATCAACTCCTGCGGACGCTTCCGCGACGCTCATCCCGTCTACACCGGCACGAAAGGGGCTGACAACCGCGCTTGCTTCATCCGCGCGATCCGGATTTCGGACGGTGAAGTCGTCGACGGAACCGAAATCTCCATGAAAATGGCAGCGGCTGAAGGCTGGATGAGCAATACGAAATGGAAGAATATGCCGGAACAGATGCTGTTCTACCGCGCGGCGGCATTCTTCGCGAGAATGTACTGCCCCTCTGAACTCCTCGGCGCGATAGTTGAAGGCGAACCGGAGGACATCGAAGCGTCAAGGCAGAAACAGTCCGGCGCGTCAGCGACTATGACCGCTGCTCTCGACGCCGCAATCGCCGCCGGAAAGGAGAAAAAATAATGCTGAACAAAGTCACTTTTCAGGGCAGATTCACCGCTGACCCGATCATGAAGCAGACTCCAAGCGGCGTCAGCTACTGTAACTTTGACGTCGCGTGGAGCGAAAAATACAAGGAGGTCGAATCGACCTGCTTCCTCAAATGCCGCGCGTGGAGAACTACGGCGGAATTCCTGTCGAAATACTTCCACAAAGGCGATCAGGTCATCGTCGAGGGGCGGCTCATCACAAACTCATGGACGGACGATCAGGGGCAGAAGCGCTCCATGATAATCTGTGACGTGGACAAGTGCCACTTCTGCGGCGCGAAAGGTGGTGCTCAGGGCGCGGGAAACTATCAGGCGGGCAACTATACTCCTTCGGCGAGAACGACCGCTACGGACGCTCTCAGCGCGTCTCAGGACGTTCCTAATTTCGAGGTCCTGCCCGAGGGCGACGTGCTGCCATTCTGAGGTGGGTGAAATATGACAATCATCACTGACACCAGAGAAAAAGCCCACATCATTGAGGGGGTCATCCGATACTTCGACGAGCAAGGAATAAAACACTACTCCTCAAAGCTCATCGTCGGCGACTATGTGAGCATGGATAATTCTAAACTTGTAGTAGACAGGAAACACAATCTGAGTGAGCTTGCCAACAATCTCACCAACGACTCCGGGCGGTTCATGCGCGAGGTGCGGCTCGCGAAGGAACTCGGAATTCACCTCGTTGTGCTGTGTGAGCACGGCGGGTGGTGCAAGTCGATCAAGGACGTCAGGGACTGGCACAACCCGATGCAGGGTAAAATCCCCTACGCTATAAGCGGGAAGGAACTTATGGAGCGGATTTACAAAGTCCATATCGCGTACGGTGTCGACTTCCTGTTCTGCGACAAGCGCTGCACCGGGCGGCGGATCGTCGAAATTCTGGGAGGCACGAAATGAATAAGCGGCGGTTGAAAAAGCAAACCTACTGGAAAAACAGCGACCGGATCATCCTGTGGGCTGCGGCGGCTCATCCGGAACGCGTGGTCCTCCCTGAAGCGGTGCTGGACGCTATGAAGAACAGCGTCCGTTGCGACGACCACGAAATGTGGTACGAATCGCCGAAGGGAATCAAAGCGCAGGAGGAGTTCCGGAAATGGCTCTACGAAACGTATATGAGACTTCGGCGCGAGGGGAAACTATGAACAACTACCCCCGTTACGACGTGGAGGCGGTCAAAACGGCCGTCTCCGTTCCCGACGCGCTCGAGCGGTATGGCGACTTATCCAAGCGCCGTGGGAACCGTTGCCCCTGCCCTATTCACGGCGGAAAGGACAACAACCTCGCGTTCCGGGACAACTCCTTCCACTGTTTTGTCTGCGGCGCGGGCGGAGATGTCATCACACTGGTCGAGAAGATTTTTAACCTCTCCTTCCCGGACGCCGTGCGGAAGCTCGCCGAGGATTTCGGGATCGCCCCGGGCGTTGATCCGGAGGCGATCAGGCGGCGGCAGCTCGCGGCGGAAGCACGGAAAAGGCGGGCTGAACGCGAAAAAGACGACTTCCGGCGCCTCGCGACGTTCTATCACCAGGTGCAGGACCTTCCGTCGACCTCGTTCCGCGACAACTGCGTTCGCACGCTCGCCGCGACTATCGACGAGATCATCCAGCGCGGGGACGCGAGCAGCTACCCGGTCGACGAGATAATCTCGACCATGCGGCAGGGGCTGCAACGGGAGCGACAACTAAGAACGCCTGTTCGTTTCGCACAGACTTTCCCTCCACCATTTCACGAAAGGACGTAACAAACCGTGGCTGAAATCATCGAGCCCAAAATCAAAGAACTCCCGGCGTGGACGCTCGAGGATTTCGAGAACGCCGTCCCGCACAACTGGCTCTACAGCAACTATTACAAGAATCCTTTTACATATCGCCGCGCACTCGTCAAAATAGACGAATCTGCCCGCAAAATCGGCTACCCCGGGTTCAAGGCGGAAATGCGCGACTATGTGAAAGAATTCGGCGACGGCAAGGTCAACGAGAGCGACTATACCAACACGACCGAGTTCACCGGACAGCCCATCGAACTGAACTGCGGCAAGTACATTTGTACGGATACAGGCGTTTCCGTTCCGTCCCTCGGCGAGGTCACGACTATCTGCCCGCACCCGATCCTGATTTCCGGGCGGCTCGTCAATCTCGACTCCGGAGAGGTCCGGCTCGAGGTGTCGTTCAAGCGGTCAGCGGAATGGCGGACCGTCGTCGTCGAGAAGATCATCCTCGCGTCGGCGGCGAAGATCATCGACCTTGCCCGGCTCGGGATCGCTGTCGACTCCGAGAACGCGAAAGCTCTCGTCAAGTACTTTACCGACCTCGAGGCGTGGAATTACGACCGACTCCCCGAACGCCACTCCGTCGCGCGGGTCGGATGGACGGCTTCCGGGAAATTCGTGCCGTATGCCGACTCTGTCGAGTTCGACGGTGCCCCCGGGTTCCGGGCGGTGTTCGACTCCTTCCACCCGAACGGAGACCGCGACGCCTGGTTCAAAACCGCCTCGAAAGCCCGGAACGAGAGTACCATCGCGCGGATTGTACTCGCCGCCTCTCTCGCGTCCGTTCTCGTCGGACCGCTCCACGCGCTGCCGTTCTTCGTGCACGTCTGGGGCAGAGCCGGAAACGGCAAGACTATGCTGTTAAAGCTCGCCGCGTCCGTCTGGGCGTCCCCCAACTCGTCGGAGGGGTATGTGCGCAACTTCAACTCGACTATCGTCGGGCTTGAGACCGCCGCGGGATTCTTCAACTCCGCCCCCCTCTGCGTGGACGAGCTGCAAGTCGTCAAAAACCGCCGCGACTTTGACGATATAATCTATATGCTCGCCGAGGGACAAGGGCGCTCCCGCGGGTCGAAGGACGGGTCTTTCCAGCAGATCAAGTCCTGGCAGAACACCATCATCACCACCGGAGAAATGCCCATCTCGAGCGACTCTTCCGGCGCGGGCGCGATGAACCGCGTCATCGAAATCTCATGCGGGGACGAGCGACTTCTGGACGACTATCGCGGACTTTCCGACACGCTGTCCCACAACTGGGGCTTTGCGGGGAAAGAATTTGTCGAAGGACTCACACCGCAGGTGCTTGAAGCCGCGAAGAAGGTGCAGGAAGAGTACCGAGCAGCATTCGAGGCGTCAGCGACTACCGAAAAGCTCGCTCTCTCCGCGTCGCTAATCCTCACTGCGGATGCTCTCGCAGAACTGCTGATCTGGCACACCGGCACGCAGCTGTCGGCGACCGACGTCGCGAAATACCTCCCGACCAAACAGGACGTTGACGCCAATCAGCGGGCGCTCGAGTGGCTTTACGGGACTATCGCCGAGAACCGGTCGAAATTTGTCGCCGAAGACGGAATGCCTATGCGGGAAGTCTGGGGCGAGTACAAGGACATTTCGGACGGCAAGCCGTTTATCGCCATCATCGGCACGGTGCTGTCCCGGATCATGAGCGACGCCGGATTTAATTATAAGGCATTCCTGTCGTGGGCACGCGATCATGGGCACATCCGCATCGGCGAAAAGAACACCGTCCCCGTTCGTGTGCACGGCGCGCTCGCGAAGTGCGTCTGCCTTTACGAAGGCCCCAACGGGGAAGGGAAATTGACATTTTAGGCGAAATCACAAATTGTCAGCGACTTTTCGGGCATATATTGTGCATCTTTATTTTGCAGTTACCCCGGTTACCACCCTATTACCCCACCGGGGTAACAGAAAAGTGCCCGTAAAACCTGGCAAAATCGGGTGTTGTTACCCCGTTACCCCAATTTTGCGATTTTATATGCTATATACGCGCGAGAAAAAATTTTTTGAGATAGACACAAAAATGTACGCGCGTATACGAGAATATAGGGGTAACAGGGGTAACAGGGGTAACATATATAATATATGCCCATTCTACCTGACATTTTCCAGTTACCCCATTTTCGGGGCGAGGGGTAATGTGGGGTAACGGGCGAAAGGAGATCACATGGACGAAGAGAAGAAGGCCGGAGCGAAGAACACGGCGCAAGGCAAGGCGGCTGCGACCGGAGCGGACAGCCCCGCGCCGAAGAAGAGAGGCAGACCGAAGTCACCGCCGAAGCCGAAGAAGGAACGAGCCGCACCGACGCCGCCGAACGCCTACGCAAGGAAACGGGCAGTCGAGTATGCCGAAAGCGTCGCGGAGCGCGTCGACGAGAAAGACAAGGCGGCTATCGTCAATGCGCTGACGCTGCCCGAAAAGGACATGCCCGACGCGGCGCTGCGCAGGAAGAGCGACAAAGGCAAGTACCTCCCGAGTAAGGTCTGGACGCCGGAGAACGACGACGAGCGTGCATTCGTGAGCCAGATTCTCCGCGAACTGCTGACCGAGTTCCGGAAACCAACCGTGAAGGACGACGACGAAATGGCGGAGAGAATCAGCGACTACTACGACCGCTGCGCGAACGAGGGACGGACGCCGGTGTGGGAGGAAGTGTGCCTGAGCCTGGGGTATGGATTGCAGAAAGTGAACGCGATTATACATGGGACGGAGCGGGGGTTCACGGCTATCACGCCTGAGATCCTCAAAAAGGCTAAAGATTTTCAACAGTCTTTTGATGCGAAACTTGTGGTCGCCGGGAAGATGAATTTTTTAGCATATTGCTTCCGGGCAAAGTGCTATTACGGGATGCGGGATAACGCAGAATTGCCCGAAACTACGCGAAATCCGATGGGTGAGGCGAACCTCACGCCGAAGCAGCTGCAAGAAAGATATTTGCAGGGGATGAGGGAAAGCGACTATGAGGACAAGACGATAAAGTGACCGAAAGTTTAGGTTTTTGACACGCCGAGCGACTTTGGCAGTGACACATTGCTAAAAGTGTTGTGCATTATGACGAAAGCCCCAGCGACTATCAGACGGTCAGCGACTATCGAGCGACTATCGCGAAAAATTATCAGCGACTATTGCGAACCGAGAAAATAAAAATCCGGTTTTTGAAACTCGCAGAAAAGATTTTCAAAACCGGATCGGAAATTTTTCGGAAATCGGCGGGAAATTGAGCGGAAAATGAGGGGCTGCCTGAGCGGGGCGGTCCCTTTTCTGCGCTGCCGGGGCACCTCGAGACGGCAGAACGGCACGGGCGGCGGGCGTATATGACCGTCCAGGGCGCGCACAGACGGCGCAGGACGGGCAGAAATAGGTGGGGCGGTATATTTACCCTATCGAGGGATTAAACGCGCTCACGGGGCTTGTAGGCGCTCACAGAGATATGCAGCCTCGAGGGCGTGCGGATCGGCGGCGGATCGTGCCGGGCACGCGGGCGGCTGCGCACCCTCTCGAGGCGGTGACGGCGGGCATAGGGCTGTGAGGCTCTGTGAGGCTCTGCGCGGGGCGTTTACACTGCGGGTGGTATAGATACCCTCTCGAGGCTTTCAAGACGTTCTGCGGGCTTGTGGGACGTCACAGCGCGGACACAAAAAAAGCCTCGGCAGTCCAGACGGGCCACAGGGGCATAAAAAGACCGCCCACGCGGGGCGGTCGGGGGTTATGAACGGTGGGCGAGTTCCAGCAGGATCAGCACGGGCACGATCAGGATGTACAGCACTACAAGCACGCTATCACCTCCCGCTTACAGTATAGCACACCGGCGGGCGGTTGTCAAGGGGGTCACAGTGTCTCCGCGGCGGCGATTATGTCCGCCTTGGCGCCGTCGGTCAGTACCAGACGCCCGCGGGACGACGTGCAGCGGTCGCGCCCGATGGCGGTTAGATACCACCCCGACGGGCGGCAGACGATGCTGCACTGCGTGGACTCCGGGACATACTTGTACGCGCCCGGGAAAGTCTGCGCGGATGGGTCATACGCGACGATCTGACAGCCGGGCAGGTGCTTTTTTTTGATGACGCCCGGGACGCCGTCGATGGCGTGCATGATATCCGCGACGGTCATACAGCGGACCTTTGCGTGACCCTCGGCG